GCCAAAAATAGCCTTTCATGCGCTGCGTCACCTTGATTTCGCCACCCTCATTGTGTATGTCAGCCGCAGGGTGAGCGGAATAGAACGTTACGCCGTCATTGGTGATTTTGCTCATAACGCTGCGGCGCAAACCTCCTGTGTCGACCAACGTGGCACGCCCGGGGCGCAAGGGGCTGCGGCGGCGTGCCCACTTCTCGGTGAAGAAAGCCTGACGCGCAAAGTTTTGGTCGAACTCATCTTTCAGCTCCACCTGCACGTCTTTCAGTATGCGGGCAAGTACTTGTGTTAAATCATTTTCCATCGTCGTCGAAATCGAAGAGCAAAAGTGGACGGGGCGAGTTATTGTTGTCGCGCCTAACCTTTACATCTATTTTGAGCATATTGTACATGGCGCGCTCGCTGATGCCATAGATGGGATAGATGTAACGGCGCCAAATCTCTCGGTTGGAGAGACCCGATTTTGCCCATTTTTCGTAAATTGCATTAACGTCGGCCACGCGTTTCAGATAGCTCACCCCACGACGGCGCTCATTGTCCACTTTCATTGTTTATAAAGATTGTTTTTGTTATTAATTCATTTAACCGCAAAAGCATGGCAGCCCATTTGCTGCCATGCCGTCATATCTCACCATCATATTTCCAGGACTTACATCCTGCAGAAACTCGGCTCTATCCGACGCCATACATTCGTCTCCGGATTGCGTTTTGAGAAGTAGTAGTTGATGGCATTCTTCTGTACGACATTGGCTTCTTTGAAGAGACTCATAATCTCACTGTATTCGCTGTCGAACTTATCCTCTAATTCATAGAGTTTCGAAATACTCTTGTAATCAAGATCACCAGACTTATTGCGCTCAAGAAGTGTCATAGCCATCTGATACATTGGATCATCGGCGCCCTTTTCGCTCTTCTTCATATAACGCTTGAGGTAGTCTATAAGACGCTCGGCTGCAAGGTCGGCGCGTTCGTCAAAGCCTTTCACCTTGTTACTTGCTATCTCCAGACGGAAGTCGCCGTCGGTGATGGTGTAGCTACGCTGGTCGCTCTTGCGCAGTTGTCCATAATCGCGCATCACGCCCACAAAGCCTTCAACCTCACCCTGCAGCCAGTCGTGGAAATTTTGCACGTCGGCAGCTACTGTCTGCAGGCGTTCCTCCACGCCATGCAGCAATTCTGCACGCAAACTCTCGTAGGTTTCGCGACGCTGGATGCGACTTTGTTTCTCTTCGTTCTGTAACTCGGCGAGCAGCTTTGCCCGCTCCTCCTTGCTTAAATTCTTGATGTTTACAGTTGTTTCCATATTCTTTTGTTAATTAAAAATTAATTTTCTGTTGAATGGTTTACGGATAGCATGACAATAGTTCCCATGCTTTCAGAGGGACTGGGGGAAGCTTCCTTTTTTCGCTTTATCGCTCGCAGTTTCACGGCAAGTGCTTCCAATTCATCAATACTGATGTGACGGAAGGCTTTGCCAGCAATGCGTGTATCTTCGCAGAAAGCATTCACACGGTCCCAATCGGTCGTGTCAATGCCGAGTTGCTGCATGAGCTTTAGACACATGCTACGCTTGCGTCGCAGTTCTCTGCGAATGTCAGACATGCGCTCGTCATAGCCTGCTACCTGCTCCATATCGCGACACATCTTGTTATATTCCTGCTGTGTAGTCTCGCGCAGCGAGGTGGTTCGTCCATCGGTGTATTGCGACACCAACGTTTTCTTATCTGCTGCCGGCATTTTCTTGAGCAGGGTGTAAAAGCGTGCGTAGTTTCTCTCGTTTGCCATAGCTGTTTTATTTTTGCATATAATACACTTGTAAAGGTTTGCCGTTTCGCTTAACAATGAGGCGTGTCTCTCCGTCTTCGGTCAGCAGGTCAGCCGCAACGTCGCTTCTCACGTTGATATCGCGGCGCATGTAGAGCCTTTGAATGAAGGCATCAATGAAATCGAGTAGGTCCATCCACTCCTCGGGTGTGTCTTCTATACCACGCATGGCGTAGTGCTGACTGACTTCAAACTGCAACCGCAACAACCACTCGGGCTTGTCGTGCGGTGTCATTGAATAGTGTCTTAATTGTCCCATTTTCGTTTTACTTTTTATGCTTTGTCCAATTATCCTTGAAGTAGGTCGGGGTTGTCATGAATGTTTCCAACAATCTCCATCCTTTCATTGTCAGGAACTCCGTCTACCACAGTTGGATACAAGCGGTGTCCATTCCAGTTGAAGCACCAACCGCTTATGCGGATAGGGTTGCCGTCATGTTGAAAACCATTCAAGGGTTTAAGTGTACGGTCTTCATTCGCCCACTCTACAACAAAATGACGGGTGGAGCCGTCCGGTATCGTCAAACGCAAGATGTCCCCTTCAAAGATTTTGTTACCAATCTTGTCTGTCAATCCTGTGTACTGACCGACACTTTCAAAAAAGACCGCATCAAAAGTAGGTGTCCTACGGCCGTCTTTATAGTAAACAATAGCTGCATCATCCTTTGCGTATGAATGGATAAGGTCTCCGTAAACCCATTCCTTCTGAAAATTTTTTCCTCTAAATAACATTTCTCTCTTCATAGTTATCTTTTTTATTGTTTTACTTTCTTACTATTCTCCCGCTTTCCACTCAATCGTTACCACAGCATCAAGTCTTCCGCTGCCTTTACACACGGGGCATTCCTGCTTGTAACGTTCCCGATAGCAGTTTTCCTGCCAGTGGTATCCGTTGCCTTGGCAATAGGTGCACACGTGGCCACGGCTCAAAAAATGCTCTTCCATGCGCCCTCCTGGTGTCTTCAGGCCGGGGACTATTTCTATTATTCGTTTTTCCTTGCTCATATTTTTTACTCAATTACTAATTGCACATTGAAATGAAACTCACGGCACAGCCGTATTATCTGCCTTATCTTGAACGGCTCGCCACCAACGCCAAAGAAGATAACGCGTTTGCGGGTGTTGACCTGTACGCCCTTTTTTCGTAGCCTGTATAACAGGTTGTCTCGCTTGTTTGCCATATTATTTTTCTTTTTGCTCTTCTCCCCAATACATCTTTGCTCGCTCTTCCCAAATGGTGTAGTAGCCTTTGTTGCCAAAATAGCGTCCTTTGCTGATGGCGCGAAACCCACTGACGAATACCTTTAGACTCGCATCGTACATCACGCTCACAGCTGTGCGCCCAGCCGGCTTGTTGCCGTCCGCCTGACTGACGAAGATGAGCAGTTTGTTGGCGTGTCGCTCTTTGAAAGCCTCGTAGTCTTTGAAGCTCATTTTGGTGTATTGAAAGCTGTCGATGACCACGATGTCGGGACTTTTATGCTTGCCGAGGCGTGCCGACAACAGCTGCATGTTCTCGCGGTCGAGCAACACGAAGCGGCGTGCCACGTCCTGCATGCCAGCCGTCATCAGGGCATTCTTCATCGTCAGCGATGCGCCCTCCTCCAAGCTGTCGTAGGCCACACGGCCGAAGTGCGACAGTGCTTTGCAGAGCTGCAACATGAAACTCGTCTTGCCGTTGCCGCTGTTGCCCCACACGAACCACACGCCATTTTTCTCGGGGCGACCAAAGGCTTCTTCCCATGCCCCTTCAAAGGGATAGGTCTCTTTCTTCATGCGCATGACGTCGCTGACGCTCAGTGCACGACGCAGCACGGGATGGTCTCTTTTCCACAAGGTTTTTTCAAGACTTTTTATTTGTTCGCGCAGATTAGCATTCGTCGCCGTGAGCTCGGCAATCACCTGTGCTGCATCTTTTGTTCCACTTGCCATTTGATTACTATTTTAGGATTGTTTTAACGCTACTTGACTGCTGTTTGCGCTTGCATCACTTTTACGCGGTGGATGTTTTTCTTCACGCGACGCAGGTCGAAATCATACGCCTCGGCATCTTTTACAACCTCTGAGATACGACTTTTGTCGGTCACACCGTTGGCCATGCAGACGGCATAGACATCGTGGGGAGCGGTGGGTTCTAATTCATAGAACTTGCGACCGATGCGAGAGTGAATCTCGTTGTAACCGCATTTGCTATAGCGCAGCCCCATGGTCATGCGCCGCTTGATGTAGCTGGTGGACAGGAAGACGATGCCACATTTGTCCTCCAAGCGGTTGTAGAGGTCGATGAAATAATGAAACACGCGCTCGGGCAACTTGTCGGCTTCATCGAAAAGCAGCAGTGGTGCTTGCATCTGAATGAGGTCGTCGATGATGCGGTCGAGCAACTCTCTGATGCTGTAGCCCTCGGTGCGCTGACCGATGCGGCGTGCAATCTCGCGAATGAAGTCGCTCTTCTTCATGTCTTCAGAGCACAAGATGTAGAACACCTCGCTGTTTTCAGTAGCATAGAGGCGCGCTGTGGTGGTTTTGCCGCAGCCAGCCTCGCCCACGATCCACGTAACATTTCTCACGGCTTGGGCATCTTTCATGACGAGGTTCATTTCCTGAAAAGCTTTTGTCTCGACCACCTGCCAGTCGGTGGCGGTCGTGGTGCCGAGTTGTGATGCGAGGTTGCGCCACATCTCGTCGCTGATGTTTTCCCACTTGCCTTGCAGAATGCTGCTCACCGTTGCGCTACTCGTGCCCGTGAGGCTCTGTGCAGCCTTGTTCTGACTGGGATATTTGCAGACGTATAGCCGCAAACACTCTTGGATTTGTCCCTTCTCGTTTGTTGTTAACTTGCTCATCATATTGTTTTTTTAATTCGTTGAATTGCTAATATTTTCCTGCTACCGAAGCCATGTCGACCACTGCTGTCTCAACCTGTGCCCAGTCTTCAAGGCTCACTTGCTTGGTTTTTCGGCCTATCTTGTACTCTTCGGGGGCTTGGTTGTAAATGCCTGTGCGCCGTTCTATCTGCCGGCGTTCAGCTGCTGTCATTCCCTTTGGCTTCGGGCTATGTAGTCCGTGCTGCTCGGGCATTACGCCGTGAGCCTTTTCTATCTCACGTCCAGCAACGGTGCGCTCAATGCGGTCTGTGGTGTTGGCTGTCTGTTCTTGACGGATAAAGGCAGCTTCGCCTGTGGTCTGCTCCTGTATGGCGCGATGTATCACAACATAAGGTTCGGCTACGCGTTCAAACCGCAGGCTGCCGTCAGCCTCTTTCTTATAGAGTCGGACGCTTCCGAAGTCGTAAGGATCATACTTGACAACAAACCGCTCGTAAGTGTGCTGGCGGCGCCATTCGTGGTCGGGCACGCCTGGCTGGCTCATCACCTCGTATTGCCGTTTCTGCTTTTTAATGGTAACGCTGATGCCTTGGTCAGTGAAAGTGCTCATGCGCTTAGCTGTCACCCAGAACATATCCACCATATCGT